TTCCTTTGGCTAAAGCGGCAGCCACAGCTGGACTTCTACACACCCCAACTTCGCATTGGCATATAACTGCCTTAGTTCTATCTTTGTGAAAGCTAAAAAACTCCCAAATAGATTTTGCTTGTTCTTTACTTATAGGTGCATAGGTTATACCTTTGCTAACAAAGGACTTATCTATATCATGAAATTTTAACTGTAATAAACCTATCCGAGATTTTAATTCAGGTAATTTAGGATGAGTATATCCAGGCGAAGTTATAGAAATCACTATGTGGTTTTCGGCTATATCGTACTTCTGAATCGAATACTCATTCAATACTATGAATTGTAATTTTTTACTCATTTGGTTTCCATTTAAAATCAATTAATTCATATTTCTTTTCCGAAAATTTACTGCAAAACTGTTGTTGATGAAATTGAAATCGATGTTGTAATTGCTCTAAGGGAATTACCATTTTCATACCTTCATGCTCTACAGTAATCCCCTGTTCTTTTTCAATAGCTTTTTCTACAATGTAATCTCTAATGGACACGTGCCCTAGAAACAACTTTTTGATTTTTACTTTCTTATTTGTTGCCATTGTAAAGTTTGTTATTATAGATAAATTTTCCTTTCACAATCCTCTTCACATCTACATCGAAATAACCATTATCATAGAAGTACACTATTGCAAAACCATGCACCCAAGAATTAGGGCGATTCTTCATATATGCAGGAGACAAATCACATAGGGCACCTAAAGAATACCCAGCTATAGCAATTTCTCTTGCAGGAGAAGAAGCAAATCTTTGTCGTGGTGTATGCAAATGACCAAATATAATATTGGTTTTTAACTCATCAATATGTTTTTTAACAAAGTTTTGACTATGATAGATTCCATGTGTAAAACTTAGCTTGCCTATTCTCTCAATGTGATTTAACTTGTCATATACTTTATAACCCCTTTCTGCTAATTTTAATTCAACCTGTGGGTCTAAAAGTCCTTCCAAAGCAGGGTACTCTTCTATTAGTTGATGATACCACTCTTCGTGATTACCATAAAAAAATCGTTTATCACAATTTTTCGGTAGTCTTTTATCTATTTCATCCAATAGTTTATTACCCTCAATATAATCGGTTATCATTCTTTTGTTTTCCAATGTTTTTCTTTTGTTTTTTAACCAATGACTAATAGGGCTCATATCCATAATATCACCTAAAGCAACAAAACCATCAAATTTAACATCATCCATTAAATGAAAGATAGATTTCATTGCTGTAATATTGACATGAGGTACGTGGGTATCTGCTATTACCAAATAAGTAGTAAAAGGTTTTTTCGCAGATTCCTTCTTGCTTGTTTTTTTTATTTGCCAATTGATAGGTTTAATATTATCTACTACTGTAGTTGATACTGTTTTTGAGGTTGGTAATTCTTTTCTATATTTGATTTTCTTTTTTTTCCTAAGTTGAGATAAGGTTCGCTGCATGGTTCTTTCTGATACATCAAACAGCCCCGCTAGTTCTATATCGTCTTTACCAGTATTGTAAAGTTCGATTAATAATTTTTCATTAATATCCATCTTAAACCTCCTTATTCAGCTTTAACATCCTCAACTTTTTCATCAGGTGCTACAGTCGTTTTTCCTAATCCAACTGGTTGTTGAGTTTCATCTGTTCTTGGTAAACGTGGCTGGATTTTATCAACACCTAACTTTTCCATAAGCTTAACCAACATCAAACGAATATTTAATAATAATTTATTATTAACTTCGTTGGTTTTTAACAATGCCTTGCCTTCTTCTGTTTTAACTACGCTTTTAGCATACTCATATTCTTTACGACAATCTCTTCCTGTAATCATGTTAATCCTCCTTTTTAAATGCCCAATAATATTTTATTTCTTTTTTTTATTCCCAAAGACCAAATCCTTGTTTTTAGGATATAATTCTGCTCTAAGTTCCTTTAAATAATCTTTAGCATCGTCATAATCAATCTGCTCTACTGAGATTATTTCATAATCTACTTTAGGGGATAGATTAACAACGTCATTTAATTCTCGGTGGTTTTGTGCTAAGAGCGTCCTTGTTTCTGCCCTATCTTTTACTACTATCAAATACATCTTATACCTCCTTATTTATTTGTTTTAACTTTCTATTTATTATTTTTATAAACCGTTTCTTTCTAGGTTTCTTTTTTAATTCTAATCTATTTCCATAAATTTCTTCCATTTTTGGTACAGATTGTGTTCCATGTCTATCATAAAGCGTTCTAGGAGAAATTCTCTTTCCATCAATAAAAAACAAAGGATGACCATCTGGTTCGATAATACAATCTAATAACCACCCCGATGCTTTATAAGTCATTCCATCATGACCAGCAAAGGGGTCAGAATAAGTAACTATTAAATCATACTTATTCAATTTTTTAATATTTTTTACACATAAAGACATTAAAGATGACATACTCCATTTGTGATTAGGTGCTCCTACCATTCTTGCAAGTTCAATAACTTTAATACCTTTTTCTTTCATATTTTTTTCATAAACTCTTGACCTACAATTAGAAAAAACACAGCATCCTTCTTCATGCCCAAAAGAATATAACACTCCTCTTACTTCTCCTAAATAATGCCATTCATTTAACATTGTATTGGTTTCTTTTATAGTTAAATCCCTAATTTTAGGAGATTTTTCTAATCCTGAGTTTTTATAATAATTTCTATTCATTAGAATCCTAATGTATCTGAAATACTTTTTTTCTCATTTTCCTTGTTTTTAATTGGAGCGGAAGCGAGGGCTCTAACCTCACTCTCCTTAGTGGTACCAAGGCGTTTCTCCTTCGAAACTTCTTCCGCACTCCCAACTTTTTTATCTTTTTTAAGATTCTTAATATATTCTGCTACTTCGTCTTTAGTTTCAATATTTGCCTTTTTAAGCACTGATTCAGGCAATTCGAGTGCTTCTACGGCTTTGGGCTTAATCTCCTTGCATCCAGTTGCTTTTGCCTTGTTCTGAGGGGTTTCAGAGGGTAATTTAATCTTTTTTTCCTCAATAAAACCCAATTCTTCTATTGACCAATCCATTGCTTCAAATATAACACCTACTTTATTTATTATATTTCTTTTTATCATCAATGCCCAATCTACCTTATTTCTATCGATATGTTCAAATTTTTCTTCATCGAAGGCTTGTACATTAATAGGCTTATCTTTTTTATGTAAAACTTTAATTCTTTTTTTATCTATGTCTTTTTGAGCATATCTTTCAAGAATCCAGGGCTTATCTACATCATATTTTAATATTTCATATATTTCATTATCAACATAAACATGAGTTTCTATATTTGGTTCTCCGATAGGTTTAGTATATAACCAATAAAATAAACTACCTATCTTTTTTTCAAATCCTTCGGTATTATCTAAAGCCCGTTTAAATATAGGTAAATTTTTATATGTTTTATTGGCTATTTTTGCTGGAAAGGAAATTTCATGTAATGGTTTATTTCTTAGTTCTTTAATTTCATTTTTAATCCAACTTATAATACTTTCTTTAGATTCATTATTCATTAATTTTTCTAAAAGTTCAGTTTGAAAACCTTTTAAATAAATGGTAGAATCTTTTCTTTTTGCCTCAATACCTACTACTTTCTCTTCTAATGTGCCATCTTCATGTCTTAAATAACCTTTGTATCTGCACATTGCTAAGATAAATAGTTTTTCCCAGTTGCCTTCATAATCAAAAATAATTTTAGTATTTCTTTTATATCTATTCTGCGACCATTTCTGCACTAATTCATTAAGTAAAGTAACAATATTTTTACCTTTAGTATCTACTATAATCCCATCAGTATCAACATATAAAGTTTTGTAACCTAATATTTCAATTTCATCTATTACATAATGAAGCAAATCTCTAACTGCTGAAGTTATCATTGAACAAATGCGATGGTCGTAGTATCTAAAATATTTATTCCCCATTACACCCCATGTTGAAAGAGAAATTCCTTTATAAGCTTTATATTTTTCTTCTATATCTTTAAATTCTGAGGAATTTGGATTAGTATTTTTTAAAAGTTCTTTAAATTTGTTTTTTTCATCTAATAACTTTTTAGCCACAATAGGTAATAAAGTATTGGTATCTTGTTTGACCTTGTAAGTATTCAAAATATTATTTGTAACTCTATCAGTTACATTTATATCTAGTCCTTCTGTGTCTGTTATATTAACAGGGTCTAAACACAGTTCTATAATCGTATTTAAATACGCTCCAGATAAATCATAGGAAGTAACATCAAATTGTCTTCCCTTATTATATACTTCTCTAAATGCACCCTCGAAATCTGTTCCACCATCTTCCTTTTTAGGTTTATTAGGTAAAACTATTTTCTTTTTTCTAGCTTCTGTTAAAAGCAAATTATCAATAACTCTAGAATTATACTGATAATCTTCCCATTGTGTTTTAGATACCCTTCTTATTCCATCTAACATAGGAATATAATTTAATTTCTTTTCCATTTCTATCATATCTCTAACATCATTTAT